GCCGAGGGGTATGCCGCCGCTGTCACTCGTGACCAGGCACGCATTCTCTTCGAGGCCGCGCAGAACATGCTGCGGCAGGCACCGAGGGTTGCCGGTGATCTCGGTTTGCGGATCGCGGCCAACGCGGTCTCGGCCGCAACAACCGCCAGCCGGTTCATGCCGATCTCCTCTGACGCGAAGACACTGGATGGGCTCAACGTGCAGATTGCGGTGTGCGACGAGATCGCCAGCCACAAGACGGCGGAAGTTTATGACGCGCTGCGAACTGCTATGGGCAAGCGGCGTCACCCACTACTGCTTGCGATATCGACGGCGACCGGCAACACGGCCGGCATTGGAAAGCAATTATGGGACTACAGCGTCCGGGTGCTGGAGGGGGCGCAGTCTGACGACCGGCTGTTCGCTCTGCTCTACACAATCGACGATAGCGACGATCCCTGGGCCGAGGAGACGTGGATCAAGGCCAACCCCGGCTGGGAAGTGTCGGTGGTGCCAGATGCGGTGCGCGGCATCATGCGACAGGCCCGCAACAACCCGGCACAGGAAGCCGCCGCGCGCACGCGACATCTCAACATGTGGCTTGGTGCGGACGAGGCGTTGTTCAGCATGCGCGCCTGGCACGCCTGCGCGTATCCCGACCTCCGGCTGCACCAACTGGAAGGTCGCGAATGCCACGTCGCGGTCGATCTCGCCAGCAAGACCGATCTAGCCGCGGTTGCCATCGTATTTCCGGAATCGGAAGGCCGCTACGCCGTGTTCGCCCGCTGCTACCTGAATGAGGCTGCGGTGATGGAAGCGAGAAATCCGAGCTATCCCGGCTGGGCGGCCGACGGGTGGCTGACCGTCACGCCTGGTAACGAGACCGATTTCGGCACGATTGAGGACGATCTGGTCGAACTTTGCCGGCAATTCCGAGTGCTCTCTCTTGCGTACGATCCATGGAGCGCCACCCAGCTGGCGCAGCGGCTGGCGAGCCAGGGCGTGCCGGTCGTGGAATTCCGAATGAACACCCAGAACCTCAGCGAGCCGACCAAGGAGCTTGATGCGGCGATCCGCGGCGGACGGCTCCGCCACGACGGCAACGGCGCACTGTCGTGGTGTGTGTCAAACGTCGTCGGCCGCTATGACGCTCGATCGAACGTCTTTCCACGGCGGGTACGGGAGGACCAGAAGATAGACGCGGCAGTGGCCGTTATCATGGCGATTGCCAGGTGTGTGACGGCCAAGCGGCAAGTCTCGGTGTATGAGACGCGCGGCATCCTCGTGATCGGGTGATCTCAATGGGATCTCTGGAAGGATTGTCGGAGCCCTATTGAGCATCTCTGCGCAGATGTGCTTGGAGATCGAATTCTTGGTTTGCTAGCTGGCGTAGCTCGTTAACCGATATCTGCCGTTCTGATCCGTCGATTTCCCATGTTTCCTCGTTATCCGTCGCACGAGAAGTGATCGCGCCACCTGCTGCCGCCGCGCTCGTCTGTAGGGCGACCACCGGAATGGCCGATGCGGTAGATCCCGCAGGGCAGCAAGGGCTTCCCGGTAGGTCTGGCGCCGCCGGCGCGTGGTGGAGCTGCAAACGAGCTACAGCCGCAAGCAGTCCGCGGAAGGCCGTAGGATGTCGGCAGTGGCGAGGGAGACACGATGCCTGCGCCCCGGCGCCAGTGAACGGCAGCGGCAAGGGAAAGGCGAACGGCGCTCTGTCATCTTGACAGAAGTTTATCTCTGAGTCCTTGCTCTCCTCTGTCAAATCTACAGAGGTAGTAGCCCTCGTGACCGCAGCACCGACGTGGAGCACGCCCGATGCTCTGAAGATTGCCGGAATCGATCCCGTTCGCTGGAGTAATGCCGTGGCGCGTGCTGGCCTGCCTGCCCCTGAGACCGTGCCGGGGCGGACACGGACTTTCACGGTGCATGACATCATTGTCTTGCAGGTTTTCCAAGGTTTTCTGGACATCGGTGCAACGCCGGTCTGGGCAGCAAAGATCGCCGCTGCAGTGCATACCGGCCTCGCACGAAACCCCAGGGCGAAGGCATTGTCTATATGCAAGGAGATACGTGCCAACGGTTCGCCCGATATGGTGGTTTATGAGAAGCCGCCATCCGGCACCGACGTTGTGTTTCCGCTCGACCTGGGAAAATACCGGCGCGTGCTTGGCCGCTCGCTTCGTGAGCGAGGCGAGTCACCTGGGACAGTCTAACCGATGCCCCGTTACCATGCCTTGCCCCCAAACCTTGCGCCGCGCGGCCTGTGTCGAGAGGCATCGGCGGAATACGTTGGTGTTTCGCCTGTGAAGTTCGATGCCATGGTTCTTGATCGCCGTATGCCAAAGCCAAAGCGGGTCGATGGGCGCAACATCTGGGATATTCGGGAACTCGATCAGAAGTTTTCGGAGTTGCCGACGGCGGACGGAGACGGCGGCATTGACAATCCGTGGGACCGGCCATGAAGGTTCGCCGCCGCTACAAGTATGTGGTGCAGGATTGGGATCGCCATGGCAATCCGCGCACCTATCTGCGCTGTCCCGGCCAGCAGAAAATTCGGCTGCGCGAGGAACCGGGCACGCCCGAATTTGACGCAGAATACCGCGACGCGCTGGCGGGTAAGATTAAGCCGGTCGAGCCGCGCCGGCCAGTTCTGGAACAAGGCAGTCTGCGTGCCCTATGCGTGGCCTATTACGGATCGGCCGAGCACCAACAAATGCAACTGCGCTCTCGCCATGTCCGCCGTTTGATTTTGGACAAGCTGTGCAACCAGCACGGAGATAAGCCAGCTGGGTTGATGGAGCCGCGCCACGTCCGCCGGATCAGGGATGCCCATGCCGACCGGCCGGAAGCCGCAAATGGCATTGTCAAGGCACTGCGGGCCGTATTCCGCCAGGGCATGTTGGCTGATCTGGTGTCCCACAACCCGGCGCGCGACGTGGAATACCTCCGTTCAGGCACCGAGGGCTTTCACACCTGGACCGCGGATGAGGTGGCAAAATTTGAAGCGCGCCATCCGATTGGTAGCAAGGCTCGCTTGGCGCTCGCTCTATTGCTCTACACAGGGCAACGCCGATCCGATGTGATCAAGCTTGGCCGACAGCATCTTAAGGATGGCTGGCTCACCTTTGTCCAAGTAAAGAACCGCAACCGCAAGCCGGTGCACCTGTCGATACCGATGGTTCCCGGCTTACGGGACATCATCGCGGGGACGCCAAGCACCGCAACAACCATGACTTTCTTGGCCACCGATCGCGGGACGCCATACAATCCCGATAGCTTCGGCAACACCTTCCGTGCTTGGTGTCGGCAGGCTGGGTTGCCGCATTGCTCGGCCCATGGGCTTCGCAAAGCAGCAGCAAGTCGTCTCGCAGAGCTAGGCGCAAGTGTCCATGAGATCGCCGCCGTCACCGGCCATCGCTCACTGAAAGAGGTTCAGCGTTACACGAGGGGCGCGGAACAAAAACGGCTCGCGGCAAGCGCGCTGGCGCGGCTGTCCGGAGAACAAAACGCGCAGAAAAAGTCCCACCTTGGCGATGCAACGCCGAAGTGGGACGAAAGCGGTCCGCAACCTATTGAAAAGAAGAGGCCTGCGTCATGGATGGTGCCCAGGGGCGGAATCGAACCACCGACACTGCGATTTTCAGTCGCATGCTCTACCAACTGAGCTACCTGGGCACCGCCCGGTTGGCCATACCGTATGCCATTCGGCCGATCAAGTTCGCTCGGTAGCCTCGTCATCGTCGGTCACGTTCGGCGTGCGCCGAACGTGGTATTGACCGGTGAGCCAACGCCCTAGATCAACATCCGCGCATCGCCGGCTGCAGAACGGGCGGATCGCCTCCACAGCGGGCTTGCCGCAAATCGGACACAAAGGCTCGAATGGCTCACGCTGAGGCATCGCTCGTCTCGATAGTCCATGCCGTACCCAAATTGGGGTCCGAACGGAGCATCAAAGAACGGCCCGTACGCCTTGCAAGGTCGGACAACGCCTCGGCATCGTCACGAAGAGCAGCCACAACGGCCGGCAAAGCCCGAAGCGCTGGTACGGCATACGGACGCGCCGCCGCCTCGCTGGCGATCTGCCGCAACGCGGCCAGGCCCGCGGCATGCGCCCCGGCAAGCAGTTCGTGTAGTGGCGGGTGCACGGAGCGGCGGACAATTTCGGCCAAGCC